AGGTATACTGACCCATTATGATTTGCACCTATTGTAGTGACTATGGCTAATAATTCATCGCCATATCTATTGTTCCAGTCTGTTTTGGCACGGTTTCTGATTGTCTTTAGTATCTGACTACCAATGTTTGGTATTCTTTCACTCATACAAAACCTCTTATTATCGGCAACCTTATTGAATATCATATCATATTGCTTCTGATTAAGGTTGAAATGATTTAATATTGCTTTGGGTGTGGGTTTGAAACCTGACCCTATCCAGAATGTACCAATAATACGGTCTTCATAGTGAATTAGGTACTTCAAGCATCTACCTACAGTTCTGGCTGATTTGACATAACTATGATGGTTTATGACTATATTATCAGCAATTTTCTTGTCTTGCGGAGTATTGGCAATTTCAATTCTTAGCATTATCTCACTACAGATTTTAGCAATTCTTCTTCTTTTTCTTTATCATGCAGCCTCTTAGCAAGTTCACGGACTCTTCTTACTTCTGCCATGCCTTCATCTATAGTCTTAGGTGCCTTATACTTTGGAAGTTCACAGGCATATTGGTTGACCTTAGAATAGTCTTTTAAATCTTTACGGAATTGTTGATAGTTCTTTCTTAATAAAAAGAAAAATGTTCTAATGGTAATGCACGGTTTACAGGTTGTTTTCATATATTCTTTCATTCTACTACCCTTATTATCAGACATAATATACCACACTTCTACGCCATACTTCTACAGTCTCTAGCATATCTTCTGCTCTAGTAATTGCTCTCTGTTTGGCACTATCTTTATCACAATAATGGACTGGATTATAAGATTTACCATCTTTTTCGTCATACTTATAGCAAGAATCAAATCTCCATATAAACCAGTTCTTATAATATACTTCATATTGTTTCTGGTGAGCGTTGAATATCACCTTAGTTGATTTAAATAAATGTTTCTCTCTCATATATTCTTTTCTTTTAGCTTATCTCTTGTCTGGATCAATGCATCCATAGGGTCTATGGCATCTGCAATAATATCATCAATTTCTTCTGGTGTTAGGTCTATCCAAGGTTTCTTATAAACTTGGATATCACCATCGTCTTCTACCTTTACTCTGCGGTGTGGCACCGATATACCGATTGGTCTAGTCATATATTGTCCTTGTAATATTTGTATATCCTAACATAATATTCAAACTCTTTCGGGCAATGCTCTGGGTTTGGTAGTTTATCGCCATACATCTCCAGAAATTCTTCTATTTTCTCTTCAATCGTCATTCGTTTGGTTCTTTTATTATAATCGGCACGGCAGGTTTCTGAAGTGCTTCATTTATGACTTCAATTAAAGATTTAGATGGTTTTCTTTTTTGTGGGTTTCGGTGTGTTTCTGCCAACATCCAATCGGGTAATGGCTCAATATCATCGGGTTCACCCCAAAAGTTCTTATTCATAATCTATTCCTTTCCGTAATAACTTAATATATCTTCAACTTGTTCCTGTGTATACAATCCAACATTACTAAACGGTTCTTCGCTTGGTCCCTTGCGCCAGACCGCCAATACATCATAGGTGCCTTTTATATAACCTTTTAAATTGGTGTCTCTTGTCCAACCAATAGGTTTTATATGCTCTGGTATTATCATTATAACAATTACCAAGACCTTTCATCAGAGATGGTTTTTGTGATAGTTACATCATCACCATTAATTACCGTTTCTACTGATACTTTTATAATCTGGCCAATACCAGATGGTTCATTAGATGAAATCGTGATAAAATTGGCTTCAGGATATTTGTTTGCAAATTCTAATATAATTGCTATATCTTCTTTTAGTAAATTAATTCGATTCATACTTAGCCTCTAGTTCAGCAATTCTGTTTTGTGCATCGGCTAATTGTTGCTCGAGGGCTTTTATTGCCTCTAACAACGACAATATTATTTCAGTTTCACGCTTCTCCATCTATAATCTCCTTTTGATTAAACCTGCGTTCTTGTATGGTTTCTTCTTTCCATATTTTGCGAGGTGATGCACACATGATACAGTTCGGTTGCCCACAATCCATTGCATGATGTTTTGCAAATTTATGCGGTTCTTTCACCTCTATGCCATGCACTTTGGCAATCTTTGTTTGCTTTACAATAGCTACATCTTCTTGATATAGTCTTTTTGAATGTTTGATTTTAGATTCTTCATCGCTCATAAACACCTCCTGAGATAAGAGTATAACATAATCCAATAGCTATTGAGGCAAACAAAAACCCGCATCAGCGGGTTAAGATTTGAATGGGTGAGAATCTTTCTCAATTATATAATTGATATAATTTACTGCCTCATTTTCACAGGTAAAATACCGAATAATTGTTTGGCCAGTGTACCTTGATATAAACAATAAAAGTATATTTTCACCTCTATGAATAGAGAGTTTAATAAACCAACCATTCCGTTCACAGATTTCCCATGAACGGATATTGTTTGCTATATTCCATTGTACCCAGTGGGTTTTTGACAGTTTATTCTGCATTTCCTAAAGTTATTGGTTATACTATCCATTATGGTATGTAGTATAACCAACACTTTTGGAATGTCTTAACGACCTTTTATGCCCGGTTCTGCTTTGTATTTCTTGATAGCTTCAATAGCTTCTAGAATACTTTGTAAGAATTTCTTCATATCATACCTCTCCGTTGTAAAGTGCGTACTCTATTTTCATAGTCCACATAATCAACCGATTGATTTAGATAGTGGTTTATCTCATCTTGGTATGATAGTGTGAAGGTTCTTTTAACCCAATTCCAAAAATTTGTCAGACTTGGGGTTTCTACACCACTCAATACATCTAACTCTTTTGACATATTAGGCCTTTGCTGACTTAGCAAACTTTTCAAATGTATTCAAAGCTTGTTCTGCTAATGCTTGGTTGGTTTTAACCATTTGCTTAACGAATTCTGTTTGTGTATCAACAAAAGCGTTAAGTGGTTTTTGCATTTCTTTGTCGGTAACGAAAGTATTGACAAAGTATTTTTTTGCACCTTGGATGGTGTCGATGAATGTATCTACTGCGAACATATTATTTCCTTAAATGAATATTGTGAGCCTCATCATTGAGCGCTCACAAATATATATGCTCTATCTAAGTGTTTCTACTAGTATGCCATGTCTAATCGACCATATCTTCGTAATGCAGCTTTGCCAAGATATAATCTTTGACTAATGATGAGCGCACAATATCGTCAGCGGTAAACTCAATACGAGTAAATGCCTTCATCTCATCGGCAATATCAAAGAATTTTAGAATACCTGATACATCGTTCTTTTTCTTATTCAGGTCAGTTTGCCTGTAGTCACCACACCATATAATCTTTGAGCGATAACCAACCCGTGTCATAACGGTATCAATCTCTTCAAAATTCATATTCTGCATCTCATCTACAATAATAATGGCATCATCAAATGACATACCACGAATGAATGATGTTGAAATGAACTCTATATGGTGTTGCTCTTCTAACCTATCCCATGCATCACGGCGACCAAATAGTGTCTCACAGATTTGGCGATATGGTTGTTGATAGATTTCCATCTTTTCGTTTACATCACCAGGCAAATGGCCAATCTCACGACTTTGCACAGCTGACCGAACTACAATAATTTTGTTGAATGGGTTTGATTTATCAAGGACTTCTTGTATTGCCTTGTATAAGGCACAAAATGTTTTACCTGTACCTGCAACACCATGTAGTGCTACAAAGTAATCACCTCTTTTATATGCATCAAAGAATAATTTTTGGTTCTCTGTTAATGGTTCAAATTGTCTAAGGTCATCAATTCGTATTTTCAATTGATTGGTTTTGTTGGCTACCGTTATTACTTCGTTGTTTGCTGTTTGTTTGCGAGCCATTTATTTTTCCTATTACATGAGATTTGTGAATTTTACAGGTCACCCATGCGTTATAATATGAATCACTCAAAAGAGCGTGACGATTGAATATCTCAAAAGTCTCTTTATAACTACACTCTGACCGAGATTTACATAAATGCAAGATTTCTCTTGTGTATTGTTCCTCCCCATTCTTTATTACTTCTGCCTGTAGTTCAGTATTAGAACCCCAATAAGTTTCCCAATCGGAAGTCTTTCTGATTTTCTTTTTTTTACCTTTTATTTGACGAGTACCAGCCTTGGTAAAGAACTTTTTACCAATATATTTCTTACCGGTGAGATTGTGTGTAATAAGATAGACGAAGCCGAAATAGCCTTCGGCATCATCAAGTTTGAATTCTTCTATAGTATTATAATAAAACCAAGTCATTAATAATCATCATCCTGTTCCATTTCGTCCTCTATTATATATGAGGAACAAAATGGACAGAATTTAGGATTATCTTCACATTCTTCTACATCAAATTCTATTGTATATTTCGAGTCACAACTCGAACATTGATGTTTTATAATCATTAATCAGCCTTACCGCATTTGGCTCTTTTTGCGTTGGTCAATGCACCAAAATCAACTGGCCACTCTTTGCCTGGTTGCAACTCAACTGCACCAGCTGGAAATTTATACTGTACGCCTGCTTGTTTTTGAATATCAGCAATACTTATACGAAATTTAGTTAAGTCATTACCTAGATTAGGGTATGGTGCATTGTGTGGAAAGCCCCAGCCTGCAACTTGTTTGGTTGCATTGTTAATAACAATCTTGTAATAACCTTTTGGTACGATTACACCATTGCCAATCGTTTTATCACCTTGACCATAGATTGCACCAACATAGATAGTGAATGGTTGATTCAATTGAACTGCCCAACCACGAACAGATGTTTCTAATAGTTTCCAGATACCACGATTCAAAGAACCTGCCTGTGGATACATGTTAGTCATTAGAAATGATTCATACTCAACTTGTGCTGACCACGATAAATCACCATCAGGAGCTGCATGACCCTTGTCGTAGCCTGTACTTGCATAGTCATCAGGTCTTGCGCCAGTGCCATTTAAACTAGCATCAGCAACAAATGCATTGGTGCGTGGAAAACAACCTAATGCGTTCTGTGGTAGTAATGTATATGCAACATAAACTGGAATTTTAACTGGTGCGTCATATGCAACAAAGTAAGCCTCACGGCAAATAGGTTGTGCAACTCTTTGAGTTTGTGCAAACCCATATGGATTATGCACCGCACATGATTGTAATGGCAACGGAGCTCTTTGGTCCCATGCCAACACTTGCGTTGAAACAAGTGCTAATAATACTAATAGTTTTTTCATATTTCTCTTTCTATTTCATTTAATTGGCCAGTGTTTATTGAATTTCTCAAAGTAGAACATCAATTCTTCTTTATCATCATCATAATATTCACCAACATAGTCTGACTTTACCTTACTATGTATGTTCTCACACATAGCAACTAATGTAATGTCGGTTCTTTTGTATTCCCATTTGTATAATACATCGAGCATCCATGACCAATTACCACCTCTGATGATGCCCGCTTCAATCATAACCAACTTACTGTATGGTCCAATGTATGCACCTTGCATTAACATTTTTTGTACATATGCTGCTGGGTCTTCATCTGGATAAGTTACATCAACTGGAATGATAGGTAACATCTCACCTTTGCGTGACCATGCATGAGCTAGATGCATAGCAACTGTTGCTGAGTAATCAGGTGATGCCATAATCACAGCAGTAGTGCTAGGGTCAAAGTCGGTGCTATCAACGATTGTTTGTAACCGTTGTATTAACTCCCACTCTTTCTCTCTTGTAATAAATTTAAGAGGTCTGCGGTTCATTATGCGGCTTTCGCCCAAATATCATTTCCCCAGTCACCAGACAATGCGCCCTTGGCATAATCTGTAACACGATTCTCAAAGAAATTACCATGAATAGGTGCATTAATCATTTCTTCAACCCATGGTAATGGATTCTTTTTAACCTTGTATATGCCTTTAAGACCTAAACTAATCAATCTACGGTCTGCAATGTAACGAATATATTTCTTAACATCTTCACTACTTAGGCCTTCCATTGCACCCATAGAAAATGCGAGGTCAATAAATGTATCTTCTAACTCGACCATTCTTTCTGCAATAGAATAAATGCGACTTTTTAGGTCATCATTCCAAATCTCTTTGTTCTCCTCTATGTAGGTGCGGAACAGTCTAATCATCGATTCAGCATGGATAGTCTCATCAACAATAGACCATGTAACGATTTGTCCCATGCCTTTCATTTTGCCTGTGCGTGGGAAATTCAACAACATAATGAATGACGAGAACAACTGCATACCTTCTGTAAAGGCACTAAACACAGCAATATGCGTAGCAGTATTCTCTTTGGTTGTATTTTTACTTGAGATGTCCATAACATAATCATGTTTGGCTCTCATCGCCTCATACTCCATAAACTGATTGTAGGTTGTATCAGGTAAACCTAATGTCTCAATCAAGTGTGAGTAGGCAGCAATATGTAAGGCTTCACGAGCTGCAAAGCCTAACAACATCATTCTTACTTCCGGCTGCGGGAAATAAGGTAAATAATTGTGTACATAGCCACCCGCAACATCAATATCTCCTTGAGTAAAGAAACGAAATATATGGGTGAGAAATTGTTTTTCTTCATTTGATAACTTTCTTTTCCAATCTTTAATATCTTCTGCCATAGGAACTTCACTATGAAGCCAATGGGACTGTTCATGTTTCAACCATGCGTCATATGCCCATGGATAATTAAAAGGTTTAAAACTTGTGCGCTCTTCTATTAAATTACTTTTTATTTTGCTCATTGTGCCCACTCTTGTAATTGATTGACTGTTCTTGATCCGATTAATCTTTTAATTTCTGTGTTTTCATCCAACATCACTAATGTTGGAACACTACGAACACCATATTCTTGTGCAATATCGTTATGTGTATCAATATCAATCACCTCAATTGGTAAATTTAAACTTGCTGTTTCTAAATTCATAGCCAAACCTTGGCATGGACCACACCATGATGCGGTAAATCTTAAAATTCTTTTCATTTCTTTTTTTCCATTTTTTGTTCTTCAATTACTGTTTCTTGTTTTTGCATATACATTGGAAGTAAATTCCATCCAAAACTCTTCCAATACTTGTATATAATATTGTTAATAACAACAGCTGCTATCACAATGATTATGAATCCAAGTGCGGTTAAAATTGTACCTGCTAAAAATACGGCTGCTTGGTCTATATCCATTATTTTACCTCTTTCTTCTCTATTTTTTCTATTGGTGGTGGCAAGTAAGGCTCAATCACATAATGATTGGCACCATACCAACCTATTGCTGAGAAAAACCCTACTGTAACCCATGTTGCAACTAATATCATTTATTTTTCCAAAAATTCATCAATTAAATCTAATAATATTTCATGGTGTGTCCCATTATGATATTTACCTTTTAACCAAGAGTAACTATCATACCAAAACTGTTCACTCTCAGGATGACAACCAATCAACATTATATTGTTCTGTTTAATCGCCATTGGATAACCAGTTGTATCATATGCAGCAATTGTTTTGTAACTACCATGACCTGTAAAAGTAGGACCATCATAGAAGAACATTTTTTCATAATGTCCATTGAACCAATTTGTAGGCATGTTCTTTGCATGTGGCCTTCTTGTGCAAGTATTAGGTTGTTTAATATACTGAACAACTCTTAGGTCATCAAGTATATTAAAATAATCTTTATCTGCCCAATAAGCACCCATGCAAATGCCAAGATACTTACCACCATTTTTTACATAATCAACGACAACATCTTTATTATTTTTCAGTATAGTATCATATGAATCAGAATCACCGATGCCACCTGGAAATACAACCATGTCAACATCATCAAAGAAACCTTCTTCAACTTCATTCTTTGAAAACAATTTGAAATTATAATGTGAAGATAAAGCATTCATCACACCGTTTGTAGATTGTACCGAACACTTTGGGTCACATACAAACAAAGCTATTTTAGTTTTATTTTTCATTTTGTAAATAAGTTATAGCACAAATAATCATAACTAAAACCACTATAAAAAGAAAAGATAATAATAATATTGAAGTTAGTGTCATAATTTATAATAGGTATTAACCTTCACATGCTAAACAAACATCCTCACTTGCTAACTGTTTCATATCTAGTTCTTGGATAACTTGTCTTTCAATCTTTTTAGATACTTTGTCAGCTTTGGCCAACTTTTCACTACGACAATAATACATTGTTTTAAGGCCTTGTTTCCATGCCTGAAAATGTACCGCATGGAGATATTTAACATTTGTATCTGGTCTAAAGAATACATTCAATGATTGTGCTTGGTCAATATATTCTTGTCTATCAGCTGCATGTTGAATGACCCATCGTTGGTCAATCTCCATACCTGTTTTGAATACATCTTTAGTCCAATCATCCATCCAAGTTAAGTGTTGAACTAAGCCATCGTTTGCAATGATAGATGACCAAATAGAATTATACTCATCTTGACTAATAAGATGACTGTCGTTTGACAAGTGGTCTTGAATTACTTTATCTAGCCATTTATTTTTATTTAAAAATGCGCCCGATAAAGTATCTTGACGATACGCATTAGCACGATAAGGCTCAATACTAGGAGAAGTATTTCCCATAATGATAGAGCTAGAAGCATTTGGAGCGATAGCCATAAGATGACTAAAACGCAAACCAGTGCCAGCGGCATCAGGAGCTTCGCCCCGCTCGGTACCCAATCTAACATTTGCCACATTTAAATTCTCCCTTATATGTTTGAAGATTTGTTTGTTTCGCCCAACTGCTTGTGCTGATTCCCATGGAATATTATTTCGTTGTAGATAAGCATGAAATCCAAGAGCGCCAATGCCAATAGAGCGTTCACGAATTGCAGAATACTTGGCACGAGCCACAGTTTCAGGTGCGTTATCAATAAAATGTTGAAGGACATTATCAAGCATTTCAGCAATATCAGAAAGGAACAAAGTATCATTTTTCCATTCATCATAATATTCTAAATTAACAGAAGATAAACAACAAACTGCTGTACGGTCTTTGTCTGTTGGTAGAATAATCTCACTACACAAGTTTGATTGTTTGATTGATAGGCCTAGTTTCTTCTGAAACTCCGGCATCATACGATTACTTGTATCAATGAAGTGTATATATGGCTCACCTGTTTGCATACGCATTTCAAGTATACGCTGCCACAATTCTCTTGCAGATATAGTATCTCTTACTTCACCATTGTGTGGATCTTTTAATTCCCATGTATCATCAAACTCAGGGTCAAGCATACATTGTTCAATGATATGCATGAAGTCATCTGTGATGTTGATACCATGGTGTAAATTAAGGCAACGCATATTCTGGTCGCCTGTTGGTTTACGCATCTCTAAAAATATGAGAATATCTGGATGACTGATATCAAGATAAGCAGCATAAGAACCACGGCGAGTCCGACCTTGACGATAAGCCAAACTACTCGCATCATAAGTCCTAAGATGAGGCATAACGCCAACAGACTTATCATCAGCACTACGAATTCCAATACCAATACCAACACCGCCTCCCAACATTGACAACCAATTTACTTCCGCCAAACAATCAACCAAGCCTTCAGCACTATCATGTAGATAAGGGAGAAAGCAAGAAATAGGTAACCCACGGGAACTACGACCAAATGAAAGGATAGGCGTAGAATAAGATAACCAGTGTTTGCTACTATATTCATATAACCTTTGAGAATGGTCTTTATTACTACCAAAAGCTTTTGATACATATGCGAATCTTTCTTGAGGAGAAACCTCATCATCTTTCATGTAACTTTCTTTTAATCTTTTCAAGCCCAATTCATCAAACAAACTATCTCTTGTATAATCTACATTAATACCATGAACAATATCCATCTTTACTCCAACTTTATTATATTTTTTTCCAACTAACGAATCTCATTTGAGCTTTGAGACCGGAGAAGGAGTTACTACTTATGATTCTCTCAATTTCGTCCGGTGATATACCAGACATTACCATTTCATTAACATCTTTTTGTTCTATCGTATCAGGCCAAATGACAACAACATTGTCTGATTTGATTGCAACTTCTATCATCTTCACGATTTCTTTATTTCTTGGTTCATTGTCAAATATCAATATCTTTTTAGCTGAAGAAATATTCTTTGCAGTCAAAGATAGATTGGCATCACCACTTGCGATACAATTAGATAAAAACAAACTATCTATTGGTCCTTCTACAATCTTAATAGGTTCGTGAACACTCACTCTATCCATACCAAAAATCAATTTCTCTGTGCTATCATCTGTGCGTAAGGTTACATATCGTAATTTGTAATCGGATGTCTCCAATGCACGACCTGATACTGCAATTAGATTGTTATACACATCATAGAATGGTATGACAAGTCTTGCATCATCAGATATCTGCTTGCCATGATTTGGAATCAGAGCATCACAGAATTGTTTATAGTGTTGTGTGAATAATAATTTAGAATACCAATCTTTTGGTATTTTACGCTTCTGTAAATATTCTAAACAGAAATGTCCACTAGGCAGTTTGTCACACCATTCAGCGTGTTCAAACAGTTTTGATTTTTCGACAAGGTCGAATCTTGGTGGCGATATATTGAATGCTGGGTCTTTGAAATTGGAATTACCAGACTCACCAGATTTATATCGCTCAAGAATATATTCCTTGTATAAGTTCCCATCAATGAATTTGATGAGGCTACCAAGGCTTGTACCAGCATTACAATTATGGCATTTATAAAATAGATTGTTGCCTTTGCGGTAGATATATCCCCGCATCTTGGATTTATTCTTCTTTGAGTCACCACAAAGAGGGCATCTCACATTAAAGAGATAGTTATCCTTACGAGCAAACTTCTCAAATCTATGGGATAATAGGTTTGTATATTTTAAATCGATATGTATTGACATTCAACCATTATATACTAAACCTAATCATTTGTCAAAATATTTTTAAAATTTTGCCTAAAGTGTCAGCATGAGCAGAAGCCCACGAGAGAACGACTAACCCACCAGCAACTGTCCATACCCACTTGTCTCTTTGAGCTTTAAGTGTGGAGATTTCTTTTGCAAGTGCTGAATGTTGAGAACATGATGCATCATACATCTCATCTAGCTTGATTGTCAAGCTATCCCTTGTCTTATCAAGGCAATCATGCATATCTTTTACATCGACTTTAAGGTCATCTAGTTTTTCATCTAGATTATGTACCTTAGTCTCAACAACACCTAATCGTTCTGCCGTAGTAGCCATTTATTTTTTCACAGGAACTTCTGTGCCTTCTAGTTTTTTGTGTACTTTGATTTTTTTACAATCTTGTACAACTTTACCATCCTTACCAGTTACTGGTTTCCCGTCTTTGCCTACTTTGTCATGGCACACTTCTTTTACTTGTGCTTCTGCATAGGCTGTTGTTGGAACAACATTAAGACAAACCATCATG